ATGGCGCTTCCGTGGCTGTTCGAGTTCTGGGCGCTGCCCCACCAGTTGCCGCCCGAGGGCGCGTGGCGGACGTGGGTCATCATGGGCGGGCGCGGCGCAGGCAAGACGCGGGCCGGGGCGGAGTGGGTGCGCGCGCAGGTGGAGGGCGCGCGGCCGATGGACCCCGGCACGGCGAAGCGGGTGGCGCTGGTCGGCGAGACGGTCGACCAGGTGCGCGAGGTGATGATCTTCGGTGACAGCGGCATCCTGGCCTGTTCGCCGCCCGACCGCCGCCCGGACTGGGAGGCGGGGCGGCGGCGGCTGGTCTGGCCGAACGGCGCGGTGGCGCAGGTGTTTTCGGCGCATGAGCCGGATTCGCTGCGCGGGCCGCAGTTCGACTCGGCCTGGGTCGATGAACTGGCGAAGTGGAAGAAGGGGACCGAGGCCTGGGACATGCTGCAGTTCGCGCTGCGGCTGGGAGACCGGCCGCGGCAGGTCGTGACCACGACGCCGCAGAACGTCGGGGTGCTCAAGGCCGTGCTGCGCAACCCCTCGACCGTCGTCACCCATGCGCCGACCGAGGCGAACCGCGCCTACCTGGCGGCAAGCTTCCTGGCCGAGGTGCGCGCGCGCTATGAGGGATCGCGGCTTGCACGGCAGGAGCTGGACGGCGTGCTGCTGGAAGATGCGGAGGGGGCGCTGTGGACCACGGCGATGCTGGAACGCTGCAGGGCGGACCGGCCCGCGCGTCTGGACCGCATCGTCGTCGCCGTCGATCCGCCGGTCAGCGGCCACGGGTCTTCGGACGAATGCGGCATCGTCGTGGTCGGGGCGCAGACAGAGGGACCGGCGCAGGACTGGCGGGCCTGGGTGCTGGAGGATGCGACCGTGACGGGCGTTTCGCCCACCGAATGGGCCGAGGCGGCAGTGGCGGCGGCGCGACGGCATGGCGCCGACCGGGTGGTGGCCGAGGTCAACCAGGGCGGCGATCTGGTGGCCACGATCCTGCGGCAGGTGGACCCCATGCTGCCTTACCGGGCGGTCAGGGCCGCCAAGGGCAAGGCGGCGCGGGCAGAACCGGTGGCGGCACTGTACGAGCAGGGCCGCATTCATCATGCCGGGGGGGCGCGGCTGGGGCCGCTGGAGGACCAGATGTGCCGCATGACGCTGCGCGGATATGACGGCAAGGGATCGCCCGACCGGGTGGATGCGCTGGTCTGGGCCGTGCACGAGCTGATGATCGGGCCGGCCGAGGCGCATGTGAACCCGCGCCTGCGGGGGCTGTGAGGGCAGGGTTTCGGGCCGACCCGGCGGTACATGTTGCGAAGGCCCTGCGGAAAAGCCTTTTGACGGCCTTTCGGCCCGCCGGGTGTTGCGGGGCACCCGGGGGCAGCGCGCGCAGCGGCGGCGGGATCTTAGGACATGGCAGGGCATAAGGGCCGGGTCGACGGACCGGGGCGGGCGGCCCTGCCCGGGCATTCAGGAGAGCGGGATGGGTTGGAACATTTTCCGGCGCGAGACGGCGGCGGCGGCCGGGCCGGTGGCGGCGAAGGCTTCGGCGACGGGGCGGATCGTCGCATGGGGCTCGTCGGGCCGCGTGGTCTGGAGCCCGCGCGACACGGTGAGCCTGACGCGGACGGGGTTTTCGGGCAATCCGGTCGGATTCCGCTGCGTGCGGCTGATCGCCGAGGCGGCGGCGGCGCTGCCGCTTGTGCTGCAGGACCGCGACCGGCGTTATGACGTCCATCCGCTGCTGGAACTGATGACGCGACCGAACCCCGGGCAGGGGCGGGCCGAGCTGCTGGAGGCGCTTTACGGCCAGCTGCTGCTGTCGGGCAACGGCTATGTCGAGGCCGTGGGCAGTGGCGGGGTGCCGGCGGAGCTGCATGTGCTGCGGTCGGACCGCATGTCGATCGTGCCGGGGGCGGACGGCTGGCCGGTGGCCTACGACTATGCGGTGGGCGGGCGGACGCACCGCTTCGACATGAGCGGACACCCCGACCCGATCTGCCACATCCGCAGCTTCCATCCGCAGGACGACCATTACGGGCTGTCGCCGATGCAGGCGGCTGCGGTGGCGGTCGATGTGCACAACAGCGCCAGCGCCTGGTCGAAGGCGCTGCTGGACAATGCGGCGCGGCCTTCGGGGGCCATCGTCTACCGCGGGACGGACGGGCAGGGGCAGTTGTCGCCCGACCAGTACGACCGTCTGGTCAGCGAGATGGAGGCGCACCACCAGGGCGCGCGCAACGCCGGGCGGCCGATGCTGCTGGAGGGCGGGCTCGACTGGAAGCCGATGGGATTTTCGCCCTCGGACATGGAGTTCCAGAAGACCAAGGAGGCTGCGGCGCGCGAGATCGCGCTGGCCTTCGGGGTGCCCCCGATGCTGCTGGGGGTGCCGGGCGATGCGACCTACGCCAATTACCAGGAGGCGCACCGGGCCTTCTACCGGCTGACGGTGCTGCCGCTGGCGACGCGGGTGACGGCGGCGCTGGGGTACTGGCTTTCGGGCTTTGCGGGGGTGTCGGTCGAGTTGCGCCCCGACCTTGACCAGGTGCCGGCGCTGGCGGCCGAACGCGACCAGCAGTGGCAGCGCGTGGGCGCGGCGCCCTTCCTGACGGCGGCCGAGAAGCGCCGCCTGCTGGGGCTGCCGGCGCTGCCGGAAGCCGGGGAGGAGGCGTGATGGCGGCGCCGGCGGGCGGGTCGCGCTACCTCAAGGAGCCGTTCGAATGTGCGCACGAGCACCGGTTCGAGGCGGCCGAGAAGATCGTCGCGCTTCAGTTCGGAAACGTCGAGCGGCGGCTGGAGAAGATCGAGGCGATGATCCTCGGGGTGGAAAAGCGGTTGTGGATGACGGTGTTCGGCGTGGTGGGCGTGTTCCTGAGCCAGGCGGTGCAGTCGGTGATGCAGTTCGGGCTGAAGTGAGGAGGGGCGATGGAAAGCGGGCTTGAGACCAAGTTCTGCCGCCAGGGCGAGACCCTGAGCCTTGGCGAGGGCGCGGCGATCGAGGGGTATGCCTCGGTCTTCGGGGTGGCGGACCAGGGTGGCGACGTGGTGGAGAAGGGGGCCTATGCGGCCTCGCTTGCCGCGCTGGCGCGGGCCGGGCGGCGGGTGAAGATGCTGTGGCAGCATGACCCGGCGCAGCCCATCGGCGTCTGGGACGAGGTGCGCGAGGACGGCAAGGGGCTGTTCGTCAAGGGGCGCATCCTGACCGAGGTCGGCAGGGGCCGCGAGGCGGCCGCGCTGCTGGCGGCGGGGGCCATCGACGGGCTGTCGATCGGGTACCGCACGATCAGCGCGGACCGCGACGGCAAGGGACGGCGCAGGCTGGCGGAACTGGACCTTTGGGAAGTGTCGCTGGTGACCTTCCCGATGCTGCCAGAGGCGCGGGTGGGGGCGAAGGGCGACGCGCCCGACGGCCTGCTGCGCGAGATGGCGGGCATCTTCGAGGCGGCACGCGCGGCGCTGCGCGGCTGAGGGCGCAGCGGAGCGGGCGCCGGGTGATGCCGGGGGTAATGCCCCGCCCGGGCGAACCGAAGCGCCAGGAATGGCCCGCGTCGGCGGGCGACTGACCGAAAGGACGAGAGATGGCGAAAACCGAGGCAAAGGCCTTGGCCGGGGAAGGTGCGTCTTCCTCCCCGGCGGGCGAGGTGAAGACCGCACTTGACGGCTTCCTGAGTGACTTCAGGGGGTTTCAGGACGATCTGAAGGTGAAGCTGAAACAACAGGAAGAGCGACTGACCATGCTTGATCGCAAGACGATTGTCACCGGGCGTCCGGTGCTGGCGGCGACGGCCGATCTGGACGTGCCGCACAAGAAAGCCTTCGCCGCCTATCTGCGGTCGGGCGACGACGACGGGCTGCGCGGCCTGAGCCTTGAGGGCAAGGGGCTGAACACGCAGGTCAATGCCGAGGGGGGCTTCCTGGTCGATCCGCAGACCTCGGATCGCATCCGTGGCGTGCTGCGCACCACGGCCTCGGTCCGCGCCATCGCCAACGTCGTGAATGTCGAGGCGACCTCGTTCGACGTGCTGGTCGACCACACCGAGATGGGGTCGGGCTGGGCGACGGAAGCCGGCACCCTGACCGAGACCGGCACGCCGCAGATCGACCGCATCTCGATCCCGCTGCACGAACTGGCGGCGATGCCGAAGGCGAGCCAGCGGCTGCTGGATGACAGCGCCTTCGACATCGAGGGCTGGCTGGCCGAGCGCATCGCCGACAAGTTTGCCCGCGCCGAGGGCCAGGCCTTTGTCTCGGGCGACGGCGTGGACAAGCCGAAGGGCTTCCTCGCGCACACCAAGGTGGCGAACGCCACCTGGGCCTGGGGCAGCCTTGGCTATGTGGTGACCGGCAACGCGGGCGATTTCGCCACGACGAACGCGAGCGATGCCATCGTCGACCTCGTCTATGCGCTGAACGCCGAATACCGCGCCAACGCCACCTTCGCGATGAATTCGAAGACCGCGGGCGCCGTGCGCAAGATGAAGGATGCCGACGGTCGCTTCCTGTGGTCGGACGGGTTGCAGGCCGGCGAGCCGGCGCGGCTGATGGGCTATCCGGTGCTGGTATCGGAGGACATGCCGGACATCGCGGCGGATGCCTACGCCATTGCCTTCGGCGATTTCCGCAACGGCTACACCATCGCCGAGCGCCCGGACATGCGCGTGCTGCGCGACCCGTTCTCGGCCAAGCCGCATGTGCTGTTCTACGCCTCGAAGCGCGTCGGTGGCGATGTGAGCGATTTCGCGGCGATCAAGCTTCTGAAGTTCGCCGTCGCCTGACGGCCGGAGACGGGGGCCGGGCGGCCGGCCCCCGCAGGGCGCGGGGCGGATTCCGTCTTCCGAGCTGTCCCTCCGTCCGAGCGATGCGGGGTCCGGCCCGTGCCCGAACGATGCCAAGCAGATACCCAGGGGGTGAAGGATGTTGCTGAAGGAGTTGAGCACCGTGGCGCCGGCGGCGTTACCGCTGGCGGCGTTCAGGGAGCACCTGCGCCTGGGAACGGGGTTTGCCGACGACACGGTGCAGGATGCGCTGGCCGAAGGCTATCTGCGCGCGGCACTGGCGGCGATCGAGGGGCGGACGGCAAAGGTGCTGCTGGCCCGCGACTTCGCGCTGACCTTGCGCGACTGGCGCGACCCGGCGGCGCAGACGTTGCCGGTTGCGCCGGTGGCGGCGGTGTTGTCGGTGACGCTGCGCGACCGCGACGGGCTGGCCAGCACCGTGTCGCCCGCGCGCTACAGGCTGGAGCGGGACCTGCAGCGGCCGCGGCTGGCGGGGGCGGGCGGCCTGCTGCCCGGCGTGCCGGTGGGCGGCGAGGCCGAGGTGACGTTCACGGCGGGTTTCGGCGACTGGGCGGCGGTTCCGGCCGACCTGCAGCAGGCCGTCCTGCTGCTGGCGGCGCAGTATCACGAGCATCGGCATGACATGGGGCAGGCGGGTCTGCCGGGCGCGGTTGCCGCACTGATCGAACGCTGGCGGACCGTGCGCGTTCTGGGCGGGGGGGCGGCGTGATGCGGCTGAACCGCAGGCTGACACTGGAGGAAGCGCAGCGGATGCCGGACGGCGGCGGCGGGTTCCGCCTGACTTGGGTGGTACTGGGCGAATTGTGGGCTGCGGTCGCGGCCGGGTCGGGGCGCGAGCGCGCGGGCGAGGATGTGATGCTGTCGGCGGTGGCGCACCGGATCACGGTGCGCGGCGCGCCGGTCGGCGCCCCTTCGCGCCCGCGCCCCGACCAGAGGTTCCGCGAGGGCGGGCGGATATTCCGCATTCTGGCGGTGAGCGAGGCCGATGCGGCGGGCGCCTACCTGCTGTGCCACGCGCTCGAGGAGGTGGCGGCATGAGTTACGGGGCTTCGGCGGCGCTTCAGGCGGCGGTCTATCAGCGGCTGATGGCGGACAGTGCCCTGGGTGCGATGGTGGGCGGCGCCATCTTCGATGCGGCCCCGGTCGGGGCGGTGCCTGCAACCTATGTGGCGATCGGGCCTGAGACGGCACGCGATGCGTCGGACAAGACGGGGCGGGGGGCGGTGCATGACTTTGCCGTCAGCGTGGTGACCGACGAGGCCGGCTTTCACACCGCCAAGGCGGTGGCGGCTGCGGTGTCGGATGCACTGACGGGGGCCCAGCTTCTGCTGCTGCGCGGGCGGCTTGTCGGGCTGTGGTTCCTGCGTGCTGCGGCCCTGCGCGGAATGTCCGGCCAGCGCAGGATCGACCTGATGTTCCGCGCGCGCATCGAGGACTGATTATCTAAATCGAACATATTTGCCGTCATTGTTGTAACAAATTCGGCAAATATTATACAAATCGGAGAAACGGCATGACGGCTCAGAACGGCAAGGATCTGTTGCTGAAGCTTGACCTGACGGGGGGTGGGCAGTTCGCCACCGTCGCGGGGCTGCGGGCGACACGTATCAGCTTCAATGCGGAAACGGTGGATGTGACGAGCCTGGAAAGCCAGGGCGGGTGGCGCGAGCTTCTGGGCGGGGCCGGCGTGCGTTCGGCCAGTGTTTCGGGTTCCGGCGTCTTCGTCGATGCCAGCACCGACGAGCGCGCGCGGCAGATGTTCTTTGACGGGACGGTCGGCAGCTTTCAGGTGATCGTCCCGAGTTTCGGCATCGTCGAGGGTCCGTTCCAGATCACCTCGGTCGAATATGCCGGCAGCCACAACGGCGAGGCGACCTATGAGCTGAGCCTGGCCTCAGCGGGGGCGTTGAGCTTCACGGCGGTCTGACCATGAACCCCTGGGCGGGCGAGGTGGCGGTGCTGCTGGACGGGCAGCGCCATGTGGCGAAGCTGACGCTGGGCGCGTTGGCCGAACTGGAAGACTCGCTGGGCGAGACCACGCTGCTGGCGCTGGTCGAACGGTTCGAGCATGGGCGGTTTTCGAGCCGCGATGTGCTGGCGCTGCTGGTCGCAGGGCTGCGCGGTGGCGGCTGGACGGGCACGGCGGAAGATCTGCGGACCGTCGAGATCGGCGGCGGCCCGGTGGGGGCGGCACGGCTGGCGGCGCAGTTGCTGGCACGGGCGTTTGCGGTGCCGGGGGCATGA